ACGAACACGAAAAGGGACGCCTCGTCCATGTCATATACTCCATCTAGTGCGTCCCCCATCATTGCACGTCGTCAAGCGCGGCGTCGTCCACAATGGGCACGTATAGATCAAATAAAGTGCTTGACCTGTTCATGGCATACGAACGAAACGACATACCTGCGACGTTGATGTTGACACGATAGTCACCACGCGTTCGCGTGCGGTACAACTTGACGTGAGCATCCATCGGGTCATCCTTTTCCCACAAACCGTTAAGACCCTCGACGTACGCCTCGCCCGAAAGCACGACGCCGTGCTGCTCGCCCTTTTCCATGTTCTGAACCTTGCGCCCTGTCAGTATCGTGAAATGTATACCGTTTTGGCTGACGTTGAAGTCGATCATGGATTTGTCCGCGCCGTAGCGCGTGACTTCCCAGCAGAAATGCACCAACACGAGTTGGGGGGTGGCGTCCTTCATGCTTCGCCCCCCTTCTTGCGATTGATAAGATCGTCCAACATCGTAGAGACGTTCGCGTTGCTTTCGGGAACCAACTCGATCTCAGACAGCATAGCCGCGAGTTCTAGCGTGGCCTTCATCACGCCATGTACGTCGTCAAGCCACATCTCGTGGAACACTGACAGACCCTCGTCGTCGTCCACCTCCCACGTGATACCGACGCGTGACGGTGTGATGACGGGGTGAATTTGTATCACCCGACCGTTTGTTTGCTTAATTTTCGTTGATTGTATCATGCTGCGTCCTCCTGTGTTTGCATGAACGTTGGCACCCCATGCTTGAAGCGCATGGGACGTGAGAATGTGGTTAACTTCGTGCGGTAGTACGCACGGTACGCATTGACGGGCCACCACTCGTCCGTCTCGCATTGATGCTGCATGTCACCGAAACACTGCGGATGACGTGACAGGCCCACGTCGGGCCAGTCCTCGTAATCTTTGTGTGTCATGGCGAGATTGATCGCAGCACCGACGCGGTCTTCTGTGCCGTGCGTCTTGTGAAAGCGCGTCGTGTACTCGATGCACATGAAGTGGAACAGATCGACCGCCCAGTCGAAGTTGCTGCGTGAGTACGTCACCCACAGCGTACACGGATGATTTGCGTGTCCAGCCGACATGGGCTGGAACAATGCGTCGTCGTTTGCACGTGCGTACCGTGGCATGTGAAACCGTATGGCGTGGCACAGCATTTGCGCCTCTTCGGTTATCATCTTGACGATGTGTTGATCGCACATCAGCTCGGGTATTTCCCACGGGTCTTGATCGAGTATGAAACGGTTCATGCTGCCTCCACGCTTGTGTCTGTGTTGAATGCGTACTGGTGACACATTGCAGCCAACACGCCTTGACGTGTTGCGCCGTGGTATTTGACGAACTGCGGTTCGTCGCTGAACACGCTGCACGTGATGATCGTGCCGCATTCGCGTTGAAACCACGTGATCCACGCGGTGAACGCCTTGCTGTCAGCGTCGTCCATGCCGCTCTCGTCGCCGTTGACGATTGCGGACGCCCAGTGTGCGGGCAAGACTTCTACGATTGAGTACATGTTTTCCTCCTATTGGGGTGTTACAGGTGTGTGGATGGCGAACGCGGGTATGAACACGCATGAGCCGTGGATGATTTCGCCTTCGATGGTTCGCGTGAACGTGCCGCAACCTGTGAACCAGTTGGCGATGACTAGCGCAGTCAGGAGCGCGTAAAGCGCGTTCATAACTTGCTCCTTGATGGCGTTCCGACGTGCCATCGAACGTGCCTGACGGCGCGTCATGACTTGAACCCCGCGAACGTTGTGAACGAGCGTGCGAACAGGTCGTCGTCGTACTCGCTGTCGCAATGCGCGTCGTGTTGTGTGGTTGCGTACTCGTCGATGACGTGCTGTGCAGCCGTGCTGACGTGGAACCAGTTGTCACATGGATCGTCCACATGTGATGGCGTGGTTGTTGCGTGTGATTGCTTGCTTTGCATGTTGTTCTCCTTTCGTGATTGACATGCGTGTCGTGCAAAAGCGCACGAAAAAGCCGACCACTCGGATCGGCTCCTGTCGTATGCTCTTGTGTGTGACGCTTGCGCGTTAGATGCGCTCAAGGAACGCTGCGATGCCCGCCTTCTCGGCTTTCGTGAGGATGCGACGTGACGCGATCAGGTCACGCACGGACGCCTTCGTGAACTTGGCGACCGTGAACGCAGGTGCGTCTGCGACCTGCGGTTGAGGCTTCGCCTTGACCTTCGGCTTCGCCTTCGGCGTTGGCTTGGGCTTCGCAGGTGCATCCGCTTGCGTGAACGTGTTCGCGAGCGTGACCCACGCCGCGATTTTCTGGGGCTTGTTGGCGTATTTTGGGTTGGCTTGGTAGCGTGCTACGCGATCCATCGCGACCTTGTGTGCGAGTGCGGGCGCGACCATGCCCATGTTTACGAGTGCGCGAAGTTCTGTACGTGATGTGTGTGAAAGGTTCATGGTTTTTCTCCTGTGTGAACCACCCATGCGCTGGGCAGCGGCCAAGCTCCAAAGCAGAGCTGGCAACCCTCTTTGATCCAGAGACCCTATAGGGTCTCGTCGCTGTGTGGGACGACTGTGCGCCCGCGATCACCTAACCTGCGGGTATGACATGCGAACCCCGATTTTCCGTCGCGCAGGCACCACAAGCCCAAACGTTCCAACGTAGTTGGAAGCCGATTGACCCTTCCAAGGGGGCAAAAAACCCTTGTAAAACAAGGGGTTTTCGGGAAATCCGCCGAAATCTCGCCCGATCAGGCGATGGGGGGCGGGGGGGCCGTCCCGCCGATTGGTTTTTCGACAATCGCCATTGCCGACCCTCCGAGAAATCTGAGCAAAATTGAAAACGTCAGGAGCAACCTCAATGCCTAACAACCCGAAGGGCCGATTAAGCCCGCAAAACGGCAAGAAACTCACCCCATTGCAAGTCGCGAACATGCGTGCGGGCCTCTATTCCAAGGTGGAACGCCAGATTGGGGAGGCTCACAAGGTAGTTATGGGGGAAATAGGGTGGACGCCCACGCAAGCACGCGTGTTCGCCACCATGCTCAACAAGGTTATGCCCGATCTGACTGCACAATTCGTACAACACGAACACACAATCGACGCTGATCCAGAAAAACTATCACGCGCACAGCTAGAGGCCATCGCTTCTGGCGTAAACAACATCATCGAAGCAGAAGTTGTAGAAGAAGAAGATAAATGAGCATCACACCACAGCAGGCTGCGCAGCAGCTACTCAAACTCAAGAACGCAGAAGACAGTTTCCTTGGCTTCGTCAAGCTAATGTACCCGAAATGGGACTTACCTGACTTCCACCTCAAGATGATCGACGCTCTTGACCGCCTTGAGAAGAATACCCTCACGTCACACTTCGGCCTAGAGGAAGCAGCCCGACGCAAAACAGACAAAGTACCCGTACGCAACGTGCTTATCACCATGCCGCCGCGCCATGGCAAATCAACCTACGGCTCCGTGATCTTCCCCGCCTACTTCATGGCGAAGAAACCGAACCGCTTTATGATGTCCACGTCATATAACAGCCAACTAGCGACGGACTTCGGCAGACAGGTCCGCGACTTGGTCAACGAACCCCAAGTTCCGCAAGTATTTCCAGACTTTGAGATGTCACAGGATAGTCGTGCGGTGGACCAGTGGCGTACCACATCTGGTGGTGCAGCCTACTTTATAGGTGTAGGGGGTACAACATCTGGTCGCGCCGCAAACCTGCTTCTACTAGACGATCCGCTGAAGTCAAGAGAGGATGCGGAGAGTGCCACGCAAAGAAACAAAATCTGGAATTACTATGTATCCGCTCTATCGACGCGTCTCCAGCCCGATACAGATAATATACCCCCAGCCCAAATCGTCATCCTCACTCGCTGGCACCCAGACGACCCCGCTGGACGCCTTATGCAGACCGACGACTGGCGAGAGGGACGATGGCTTCACATCAATTTCCCAGCTATTTCCGACGCCCCAATTCGAGGCGATCACGGAAAGATTTCTCGAACTTCTCTTGATCCGTCTGATCCTGACTACCTCGCTCCTAACGAAGCGTCGAAGATCAGCCCCAGCAAGCGATACTTGCGAAAGACCGAACGCAAAGCCCTCTGGCCCGAACGCTTCCCAGTCACAGACCTCGAACGAAGACAGCGCCTCAACCCCAGAGAGTTCGCGTCTCTCTACCAGCAGACCCCTTACATCGAAGGCGGCAACCTAATACGCCAAAACTGGTGGCGCACATACCCGTCCGACATGAAGCCCGAACGCTTCAACTCTCTCATCATCGCAGCCGACACCGCCTTCAAAGCGAAACAGGACAGCGACTACTCCGTAATGATCGTGTGCGGCCTCGACACGAACGGCGACATCTACATTGTCGACCTTATCCGCGAACGCTTTGAGTTTCCCGAACTCAAGCGCAAGATGATTATGCTCAACAACCAGTGGCGTGGACGTGGCTTACGTGGTATATACATAGAAGACAAAGCATCAGGCCAGTCACTCATTCAAGAACTCAATCGGGAGAGCGGCGTGTCCGTCATCCCGTACAAGATTTCATCAGACAAAGTTTCACGCCTCAATTCAGTGCTGCCCTTAATCGAGGGAGGACGTGTGTTCTTACCAGAGACCGCAAACTGGCTGGACGCATTCTACAACGAGTGCCAATCCTTCCCGTCTGGCACGCATGACGACCAGATAGACGCACTATCCATTGGCCTCGACGTACTCGCTCGAACCCCCGCGTCAGGAGAATATTACCAGCCGCCATCGTTTCTTCCCTCGGAGAAGAACAGTGTCTTCTCGCACAAGTCTGACCTTAACAGCGGGCAATGGCGGGGATGGGGTGAATAGGGACGACTAACCATAGCAGAAGAGCGTAAATAGTAGCATGACGTTGACAACTACACACTACCGCGCAGAGTACGTTCCAGACAATGACGGCATCGTGGTCGATCTTTCCGACCATGCTGACGCATTGATGAACTACGACGACATCTCTTCACGCCTTAGTGCGGAGCAGGAGCAACGTATCGTAGATTACGTCAAGAGCGCGATGCAAATGTCGTATGACCGCATCTCGCGTCGATACGAACATTGGAACCAAGCGGACCGCGCACACGATGTGTATGTCCGCCCCGATGCAACTACGTTCCGTGAAAAGGCCGTTATCGCGGACACGCGAGCCATAGCCGATACGGTACTCACGTACCTTATGGCTGCGCTCACAGGCCGTAACCCTATGTTCCAGTTGGAGGGTCTTAACCGCAACTCACGCAAATCATCGGCTATCATAGAACGCCTTCTGCACCAGCAGATGCGTCGGACAGCAGGGGAGGCTCGACTTGCGCAACACCTCTTGGACAGTATTCGGTACGGATACGCACCCACGAAAATTACGTGGAATGCTGAAAACAGAACAAACGAAATCACAAACTTCGACCCGCGTCGCGTATTCCATGACCCCCGTGTCCAGTGGGGAGATTGGGAGAAGATGCAGTACATCATTTTCTCCGATTACTCTTCCTTCGATGCCTTGGTACAAACGGGAATGTACCCCAAGCTCAAGGAGTTCCCCGCGCTCCGCAACCGCCTCACACCTCCTGCTGGTGGGTGGGACGGACACCGTTGGCACCAAGAAGCGGGACGTGGACTAAGCATTGACCCAGCCGAGCGCAACAAGCGCGAAAGCGGCGGCACCTTCTTTACGCTTGGCGACAGCCGCGTAGTAGACGAGTGCTGGCTACGGTTGGCGGGCTACGAGATTAACATGCCACAGCTAGATCATGTCTGGCTTTGCGTAACTATCCTAGACGAGAACGTGGTAATCCGCTTCCAACTCAACCCGTACGGACGCCAGTTCCCAATCACCATAGGTGGTCTTTACCATGATGCGCACAAGACTTACTCACAGTCGCTTTATGACTTACTTCTTCCGCTCCATGATATCGCCACATGGCTCCTTCGCTCACGCATCGACAACGTACAAGCAGCCCTATCGAACCTTATCTTTGTTGACCCCACTCAAATTGCAATCGGTGACCTCATCGACCGAAACCCCCACGGCCTCGTACGAACAATGCCTGGGGCCGACGTTGGAAAAGGCGTATTCATAGCCCAAGTGCCAGACGTCACGAGGGGCCATTGGCAAGACATCGAGGCCATGTCTGGCCTCAAACAGCGCATTTCTGCTGCATCGGATGCCCAACAGGGTATGCCTACGGCGGACGGGATACGGACAGCCACAGAAATCCAGCGTCTCACGCAGCTAGGTTCTCAACGTCTAGGCGTTCTATCCCGCGTTATATCCTCAACATCCGTACGCCCAATGGTACGCATGATGGTCGCGAACATCCAAGACTTCTTCGACCCAGAAGGCTCTATCCGTATCACGGAAAACGACAGTGCCTCCATCGTCGCAGATAAGGTCAAGGACGGGTATCTGGACTTCAACCTTCCAGAAATCCAAGGCGACATCGACTACCTAGTTGTAGACGGCACCTTACCTCTCGAACCCACGCGCAATGCCGAGACATGGATCAACATGTTAAAAATCCTCAACGAGACAGGCATGGCGATGGAATACAACGCTGGCAAAGTCGTTGAAGAAGCCATCCGCTCTATGGGTGTGTCGGACCTAGACCAGTTCAAGATTTCCAAGGAGCAGACCAAGGACGGCCCGACACCATCCCAGCAAATGATGATGCTTGAAAAGATGCGTGGTGCTTCCGTTCAGCCGCAGGGCAACATCGAAGATGAAGTCAAGAAGGGCAACCTTGTCCCAATGAAGGAGGCACCTAATGCCAAACCCCGTTCATAGTAGACATTGGGCTTCCCAAGTTGATGCGACATTACGCGAGTACATCGACGCCCGCATTCACGAAGAATTAAAGCCGATACGGGACGACATAGCCGCTCTCTATAGTGCAATATCTGTCACAAGAGACAGCTTTAACCGTGACATGGGCAACGTAGCAGGGCGCATATCCAATACTGAAGACGTGCTATCTATGTCCGCCGCTCGCGTTGCAAGGCTCGCTGCTCTTGCTAAGGAAAAGGATGAATAATGGCACGCACACGCGTACCCAGTGAACAGCTTACATTCCGTTCCGAAAACACAGGGACGCATCTTCTTGACACGTATCTTGAAGACGCGGAGATGGGCGGCCTAACGCTTGCCACCCTTATGGGAAAGATATTCGCTGACGACGGCAGCATAGGTTTGCTTACGTTCACCTACGACGACACCGTTGGGCAGCAGTCTATTAGCGTACAGATCGGTACGGACGGCACGCCAACAGAGATCGCGGACTTTGCCCAGTTCTTTACTGACGTCAACGCGATAAAGTCACAAACAGAAAACTTGCTAGACCAGTTCCAAGACAACTACCTTGGCCCACATTCTTCTGACCCCACGACGGACGGCGACGGCGACGCTCTAACAGTTGGCGACATCTACTTTAACACGACAGACAACGTATTAAAGTTCTACAGCGGTTCGGCGTGGGTCGCACCCGAAAGCATTGCGTCCGCTGCGGCTACGTCGGCCCAGTCTTCCTCTTCCGCTGCCGCGACATCAGAAACGAACGCGGCGACCTCTGCCACTAACGCAGCTGCGAGTGAAACGAACGCATCTACAAGCGAGACAAACGCGGCGTCTTCCTC